TCGGTTATCAACTTGTGGTCTAATCCAATGAAAGCTGAGACGTTGCGTTTCTTAGTGATGGCCGCCATATATAGCCTTGCGCTGTTCGGGGCTGCGCTCTTAGTTGGGTGTTCAGTTCCGGCGCGCTACATTGCTGAGTGCACGTTCGTTCAACCAGAGAATTGTAATTGAGATGTCCGAAGTAAATGAAAAACGTCCAAGGGGAAGGCCGACAAAGTATCGGCCCGAATATTGTGACGTTATTATAGAGCTCGGCAAAGAGGGTAAAAGTATCGCGCAAATGGCGTCTCACTTCGACGTTGATAAGGCGTCGATCTTTGATTGGGCTGCGGCAAACGCAGATTTCTCCACCGCCCTCGCTCGCGCAAAGGCTCATTCGCAGACTTGGTGGGAGAATGCGGCGCAGAAAAACATGGATAATCGCAACTTTAATGCGCAACTTTGGTTAAAGAGCGTGGCGTCTCGTTTTCGTGATGATTACACCGAGCGCCAGCAAACAGAGATCACTGGCGCAAATGGCGGCGCGATTAAAACCGAATCGGTTGTTGCGTTTGATGCGTCAAACCTTGAGCCAGAAGACCGTGACGTTATTAAGCAGGCACTCTTGCTGGCATTGGAAAAGAAATGAATGTTGAGCCAACGTCACAAGACATGCAGCCAACAATTGACGCCATTCAAACTATTTTAAATACATTGCAAACATTGGACGACGTGCATGACGCGCTGATGGTTTTGTCGTCGTGCACCGCATTCTTGTTATGCAATGCAATCAGTTCAGCTAAAGACGCCGACGAATCATACAAAATATTTTGTAACGTGACGGGTCAAGCAGTCGACGCCGCAGAGTCAATGGGCGCCACAATATGGACGCGAGGGACTGTGCATTGATATGGGTCAGATCGTCGACATGTTCGGCAAGCGTTTCGACGCCGAGCAAGCACTACTAAACATCAGCTATCTTGAATGTCGTGAAAGTCTAAGTGAGTTTATACGCCAGGCGTGGCACGTTATTGAGCCAGGATCTGACTACACTCACAATTGGCACATAGACTTTATCGCAGAACACCTACAAGCAATAACCGACGGCGTAGAGCTCGATGACGGCTCGCCATACAACCGTCTCATGGTGGCGGTGCCTCCAGGTTGCATGAAGTCACTTCTCATGAACGTATTCTGGCCGGCGTGGGAAATAGGGCCAATGAAGTTGACGCACATGCGATACATTTGCGTCTCGCACTCACAAGACCTGGCAATACGCGACGGCCTCAAAATGCGCCGCCTCGTTGAGAGCGAGTGGTATCAACAGAGATTCCCCTGGGTGAGGCTCGCTAAAGATCAAAACCAAAAACAGAAATTCGAGTTTGAGGGCGGCGGCTTCAGACAGTGCTGCGCAGCCAACTCAATAACCGGCGCCCGTGCGGATAGGATCATAGTCGACGACATGATGTCAGTCGCTGACGCCGCGTCAGTTCAGATCAAGCAGGCGACAAACCAGCAGTTCTTTGAGGCCATACCAACGCGTCTCGTTAATCCTAAAAAGTCGTCTATCGTTATAATACAACAAAGGCTCTCGGAAGACGATATTATAGGATCAGTGTTGGACCGAGGTCTTCCATATGATTTCATCTGTCTGCCCATGCGCTACGAGCCATCAAGGGCGCAGCCGACGCTACTGGGGCTTGAAGACCCGCGCAGTGAAGAGGGCGAGCTCCTATTCCCAAATCGCTTCCCAATCGACGTCGTCGAGCGCGACGAAGAAATCATGGGCAAGTGGGCCGCCGCGGCACAGTTTCAACAGATGCCGATCCCACGCGGCGGCGGCGTGGTCCAAGCTGATTGGTGGAAGACGTGGGACGCGCCTACCTATCCCCAGTTCGACTACATCATCGCCTCAGTCGACGGCGCCTTCACAACCAAGTCAGAGAACGACCCCAGCGCCATGACAGTCTGGGGCGTGTGGTCTGGCGGCGACCAAACGGCAATCCCAACCAGGACAATAACCGCCGACGGCTCCATTGAGTGGGACAAGAACAGAACCTACAACGCCGGCAAAAATAGCGTCATGCTCATCTACGCCTGGGCCGAGCGCCTGGAGTTCTATGAGCTCGTTGAGCGCATCAGCGACACGATGAATACTTACGGCGTAGACAAGCTAATCATTGAGAGTAAGGCCAACGGCCACAGCATCGCGCAAGAAATGCAACGCCTATACAGCCACGAAGACTGGGGCGTTCAGCTATACGACCCAAAGAACATCGATAAGCTGTCGCGCCTCTACGCCGTCCAACACATATTCACTGACGGCATTGTCTACGCCCCAAAGACCAGTTGGGCAGACATGGTCGTCAATGAAGTCGCGGTGTTTCCAAAGGGACGCCACGACGACTTGACTGACACTGTCTCTATGGCCTTGACCTATCTCCGCAAGGCTGGCTTACTCACCAGGCAGATAGAGCACGTCGCTCAGATTGAGCGAGACATGCAGCACACTGGCGCACCGCCAGAGCCTCTTTATCCAGTCTAATCAAGGGAAATAAAATGATATACTGCAGCGCCGTCGTAGATGTTATCGACGCACCGCCAGCTCATGGCCAAGGGTTGGGAAAGTTCAAAGTCACCGTCTGGGGGAAGGAGCCAAACGATTTTGTGCGCACCTACCACATCCAAGGCAAAGATGATAATATGGCCGCCCGTGAGGGTATTGACCGTTTTGTTGATGAGATATCAAAGCTTTTAGAGAGCAAGGAATAACGTATGCCTATTGTCCCCGGCCTCGTTCACAACCTCCGTCAAGTCGCCGGAGCTCTACAGCCTCAAAGCGAAGAAGGCGACGTCGAGGTCGAGGTGGTAGACGGTGAAGACAATCCCGTAAGAGATGACAATGACGCCGTCTTAAAGATTGAACACGACGACGGATCAATCACTGTATCCCTTGATGGTAAGTCTCTTGTCGACGACCCAGACAGGAACCCGCCAGGCTTCTTCGACAACCTCGTTGAAGACATAGACGACATGGAGCTTTCTCGTATTACTGAGGAACTCCTTAACGGTGTTAGGGACGACATCCAAAGCAGGACTGAGTGGATCGAGGACAGGGCTCAAGGCATTAAGCTACTGGGCACTAAAGTCGAGATCCCCGGACTTCAAGGCGCCACAGACGGAGCGCCAGTTGACGGCATGAGCCGCGTCCGTCACCCGCTATTACTTGAGGCAGTTCTTCGCTTTCAGGCTAATGCACGGTCTGAGCTTCTCCCTACTGATGGCCCAGTAAAGGTGCGCAATGATAATTACATGGCCACCGTCCAAGAAGACAACATCGCAGACGCCCTCGAAAAAGACCTTAACCACTACCTCACCGCTGTGGCTAAAGAGTATTATCCTGATACAGACCGAATGCTGTTCATGCTTGGGTTTGGCGGGACCTCATTTAAAAAAGTCTATTTTTGTCCGTTACGGGGGCGTCCGGTCTCGGAGTCAGTTGACGCAGATGACCTCATTGTTAACAACGCTGCTACGACACTGCAGGACGCCAAGCGCGTAACACACCGCGTGATGATGCGTCCGTCTACTGTTCGTCGCTTGCAGATCCTTGGCGTATATCGTGACGTTGATTTGTCGGTGCCTGGCTTTGAGGAGCTTGACGCCGTGCAGCGCGCCAAGAATGAGCAGCAGGGCATTCAGATGTCTTCAATGGACCCTGAAGACCGTGACCGTGAGATATATGAGGTTTACTGCGAATTAGACATCCGAGGCTTTGAGCATAAATATAAAGGTCGTGAGACAGGATTAGAAATTCCCTATCGCGTCACAATTGATGTATCATCTCGTGAGATACTGTCCATTGTTCGTAACTATAATGAACCGACGGGCGAAGAAGGCGATGAGCTTCCAGAATCTAGACAGACTTTCGTTAAATATACGTTTGTTCCTGGAATGGGTTTCTACGATCTTGGCCTACTCCATATCCTTGGTAACACTACTAACGCTGTAACTGCCGCATGGCGAGAAATGTTAGACGCGGGAATGTATGCAAACTTTCCCGGCTTCCTAATGGCAGACACAGGCGCACGCCAAAACACGAACATATTTCGCGTGCCTCCTGGTGGCGGGGCGTTAGTGAAGACGGGCGGTCTGCCGCTCAGTCAAGCGATCATGCCTCTCCCATACAAGGAGCCGGGACAGGCGCTCATGAACCTTGTCACCAGTATGGTGGAGACGGGTCAGCGCGTTGGTATGACGGCGGAATTACAGGTGGGCGAGGGCAAGCAGAACGCACCAGTTGGGACGACGCTGGCGCTCATCGATCAAGCTACGAAGTTGATGAACTCAGTTCACAAGCGCCTACATTCGGCGCAGGCCGAGGAGTTCAAGTTATTAGTAGATTGTTTCAGGGAGCACCCAGAGAGCTTCTTGAGGAAGGTGAAGGTTAAGTCGTCGCAATGGAATGAGCAAGCGTTCCTTGCCGCCATTAACGACCACGAGCTTGTCCCGCAGGCAGACCCTAATACAGCGAGCCAAATGCAGCGCCTCATGAAGGTTGTTGCATTGAAGCAACTGCAGGCCCAAAACCCGTCGATGTATGACGCACTGGCAATTGATACCGCGGCATTGAAGGCAATTGGTTGGGGCAATCCAGAACAATTCTTGGCGACAAGGCCAGACCAGCAACAGCCTCCTCCGCAAGTCATGCAGGCAATGGCCGACTTGCAAATTCGCAAGCAGGAAGCTGACGCAAAGACATTGACGGCTCAAGCCAACGCCGCAAAGATTATGGGTGGCGGCCAACAGGGCCAGCAGATTGATCCTAATAAAATTGCTGAACTGCAATTAAAGAAACTTGATGCAGAGGTTCGCCAGCAAGATTCCGATAACCGTTTGCGCGAATCAATGATTGACTTGCAGGCTCAGAAAATGAGCGTTCAGGCTGATTTACATAAGGCTGGCTTAAAGAACCAGGACGACCGCTTTGAGGCAATGAATAGACAGAGGGACCGGGAGAGCGCCGAGCGCATTGCGGCTGTTAAGCTTGCGGCTGACATTGCAAAAGACCCTCAGTCTGCAGAATTGATACGTCACTTCTTGTCGCCTGGAATGATTGAGCGTTTGGAATCAAATGAGCCGCCTATTGAGGACCAGCAGTAATGGGCAAGAAGACTATCAAGGGGCTTGACTATCCCCTTAAAAGTTCTGGCAAGTTACGGGCGGCACTCAAGCCAGGCAATGAAACTGGACACGTCGCTGTTATGTCTCCAAAGGAATTTTTAAAGCACGCCAATAGATTGAAGGGGACGAAAGAAGACAAGCTACTCATTTCTTCGTTTAAAGAAGGAATGAAAGACGGAAAGAAGTTTAAGGCCTTAAAGCTTCTGTCCCACAACCATGCCGATGGGCGCCATAGGGCGACTGCGGCTGAACAGTTGGGCATTAAAGAATTGCCCGTCATTGATTATCGTGAAAGCGGTTTGGACGAAATAAAAGGCGCTCATGCTGTTGGTGATGAAATGAAAAACGTTAAGAAAGAGATTAGGCAAGAACGTGCTCATGGCGGCCCAGTATTGCCGTTGGGGAGCGAAGACCCTAACGAGGCATTCCGTAGGCTGATTGCTTGGAGCTTTGCTGTCGAGCCGTTACTTAAACGCCCTCACAGAGACGATGGCGGTAGAATTGGTTACGCCACCAATGGTGGGGTTGAAGGCGACGTGCAATTTGCGCCTGAAGAACTAACTCCCAATCTTCCTACGTTTGCTAGACAAGACCCGCAGGAGTCAATTCGTTCGGCATTAGAGACGGCTAAAAACCTGCCTGCTCCAAGGCCTGAAGCTACACTATCAGCATATGAGCCAACGATTGGTGAGAAGATTTATGGCGCCGTTGCTGGCCTTGGTAGCGAGCGTCCGTCTCCTGAGCGTCGTCGCTTTGCAGAGGGCGTTAGTGAGCTTGCTGGCTTTACGCCAGGTCTTGGCAATGTGATGTCGGCTGAAGAAGCTAAGCGTGCTGGGGAAGGTGGAGATTACGGCGGGATGGCTTTGGCCGCGTTAGGAGCGGTTCCTGCCTTTGGTCCTGTAGAAGAAGCTGTCAAAGTCGCTAAAGGATTAAAGGGGTCTAAACTTGCTAAAGAGTCGAAAGTAGCCACAGAGATTGGATCTCACCCTCATGAAATTGATTCTCGCTTACCTACTGGGGCGAAGGGAATCGAGATGGATGTGGCAGGGGGACCTAAAATAGTAGATTACGAATCTATGAAAGCCACAGATCCATTATTTGCTAAAAATGTAGGTGTTACTAGAGATTATCCCCATGCCCACGAAGATGTTAAAGGTATGGGACACGAAGAAGCGGCAGAGCATTTTATAGATCATGTGAAAGATAATCTTTTATGGTTGCATGATCAGATACCAGAAAATATTAGGGGCAGAAGCTCTCTTTGGTATGATGGCGGTAATAAAATAGTAAAAGATTGGTCAAAAAAATACGGGATATCTGAATCCTCTGCGGCAGGAGCACTCGCGGCTTTATCACCACAAAAAGATTGGTTCCAGAACGTATCTTTGGCTGATCGTGTTTTAGATACGATTAAAGGTCGTGGCGATAATTTTTATCATGGATATGTAATGACTCCAAAAATGGAGAAGTTTTTCCTCAATACTCCTTCATTAAACAAAGATAAATATCAGCCAATGTTTTCTCTAATTAAAGGTAAATCTCTGGGTGATATCCATAAAATGGATTTGCCGGATGATGAAAAAGCAATTTTAAAGGCTATGTGGACGAGGTTACATGACCAAACAGAACGTGCTCCGCACTATCAATTGGTCCATCCAGAAGGAACGCTGGGAGAATTTGCCACTAATGCTAACGGTTCTCGATCTAAAGCGGGTTGGGGTTCTCTTCCAGAAATAGCAAAAGCCATTAGAGCAATAGAATCCGGTGGTGGACGGGAAAATTTAAACGGTCTTATGGGCGAGAAACATAAAGTAAGAAGCTTTTACAATAATCTTCTGGCTCCTAATTCTTCTCGCGGAGATGTTACCATTGATACTCACGCAGTAGCCGCTGGCTTACTAAGGCCATTATCGGGCAATGATTTAGAAGTCGCTCATAATTTTGCAAATTATGCTGGGAAAGGAATGCCGGGGGTCGCAGGATCGGCGGCCAGTGGCATTCAAGGAACATATCCTCTTTACGCAGAAGCCTATAGACGTGCGGCTAAAGAAAGAGGTATTCTGCCAAGGCAAATGCAGTCTATAACTTGGGAAGGCGTGCGTGGGTTATTCCCAGATGTATTTAAAAACCCAGCTAATAATAAAGTTATTAATTCTATTTGGAAACAATATGCCGAAGGTAAACTGACAAAAAATGAAGCGCGACAACAAATACTAGATTTTGCAGGAGGAATTAATGCGCCCGAATGGCACTGAAGATAATGCACTTTCTAGATTAATGAACAGATTGGGCATTCCAGTTACAAGAGAAAATTATCTTGATTTAGCTTTCATGGGAGAGCCTCCAAAAGAGTTGTCTCATGAACAAGAAACAGATGTCCCTCATCACATTCGTAAATCTGCCAAGGGAAGAGAATCTCATTTAGAGGGATCTTCATCTATCGTAGACCGAGCTCTTGATGTAGTATCTAAAAACCGCAAATAACTGCGGCGGGGGACGCCCCGTTTTATCCAGCTGGAGTTTAAAAGAATGTATGAGATGGCAAAAAAAGCGCGAGAGAAAATGAAGGCTAAGGCCAAGTCTCTCGCCAACCCAGGCAGCTACGCAAAAGACCAGCGCGTCGATAGTTCCGACTGGTCTCCAGCTGAGCCTATGAATGGTGAGGCAAAAACTGGGATGCGTCCAATCTCCCGCCGCCAATACAAAAAAGGCGGTCGCGTTGAGACAGAAATTGGCGTCGGTATGGCCAATAAAGACATGCGTGAGGCCAATAAAGACCGCGAAGGCGTAAAGCACGTCGGCGGCTTTAAGAATGGTGGCGAGGCTAAGGCTTGCTGGGGCGGGAAGATGAAGAAGGCCAGTGGCGGTCAAGTCCTATCCAGCGCCGCATCTAAAAAAGATACAAAAGAGCGTATTGGCACAGAAAAAATTACACCAGTTCGCGCTAAGGCTGAGCATTATAAAAAGGGCGGCAAGGTTCGCTCAAAGCACGCCGACGGTGAACGCGTCCTGCCAAGCCCGGAGGAAGCAATCGGTTCAGAAGTTCGCATGAAGGGTTTGAAGGTTATGCCTTCTTCTTCAGATAGCGCCAGAGCTCAAGTTTCTCCTTCTCAGCTACGCCGCGAAGAAAGCTATACCGACGCAGACATGCGCGCCTCACGCTTTGGTCGCAAGGCTGGCGGCAAGGCCAAGCATCCAGACGTTAAAGAAGACAAGGCGCTTGTCCGTAAGATGGTAAAGAAAGACGCATTGACGGGCAAAAAAGACGGCGGTGCGACTGGTGAAAAGTGGATTCAGAAGGCCATTAAACATAAGGGCGCGTTGCATAAGCAACTTGGCGTCCCTGCCGGCGAGAAGATTCCTGCAAAGAAACTCGAGAAGGCCGCAGAAAAGGGTGGCAAGCTCGGTAAGCGCGCCCGTCTCGCTGAGACTTTAAAGCGCATGAACCGCGCAGAGGGCGGCGGCTTTGGCTTGCTTGGTGAGGGTAAGAAAAAAAGCCCACGCGGCAAGGCTGGAAAGACAGACATTCATATTAACGTGATTGCTGGTCAGCGTCCTTCTGCTCCAATGCCTACGGGCATGGCTACGCCTACTATGCCGACGCCGCCTATGCCTCCAGTGGCGCCCGCTGCTGCTCCTCCAGCAAGCCTGCCAATGGCGCGCAAGACCGGTGGCAGAATCACAAAGATTGCCAAGTCATATAAGGACATGGAGGCCGGCGCTGGTTCTGGTGAGGGTCGCCTTCAAAAGACGGACATTGCTAAGCTACACAAGGATGCGCCTGCCCGCAAAGCTGGCGGGAAGGTTCGCGGCAAGTAATTGACGCGATTGGGGGCCTGCAATCCCCTTCCTCTTGCAGGCCCTCATACTTACATGAGGTAGGACCAGAGTGGAAGCTGGGCATGGGAAAATTTACGGTGTCGCAACTCTTCGAGAGAGAGTTGAGAAGATTAATAGATGTTGAAATTGAAAGACTAAAGGAAAATATGTCCTTCGGAATGGTTGAAGATTTTGACGAATACCGCTTCATGAGCGGTAAAATTGCTGGTCTGCGCTTGGCCGTTGAATATATGGACGAGGCAGACAGTAATATTCATGGAAGGGAAGCACAATGAAGCAACTGGAAATGGATCATGGAGACGATCCAAAGGGTAAGTTAATAGATGAAATTGGCGATATCTCTGACATTGAGATTTTCAACAATCAGATTTTAGTTGGCGTCTATATTAGGCCTGAGAAAACTAAGAGCGGTCTATATTTAAGCGATAAATATCGTGACGAAGATAGATTCCAGTCAAAAGTGGGGCTCATTTTAAAGATGGGGCCGTCTGCTTTTAACGACGAAACTGGCGAATGGTTTGAAGGGGTCTCATTTAATAGTCACGACTGGGTCGTTTTTCGTCCATCTGATGGTTGGAGCGTGACTGTTAATGGCGTTTTGTGCCGAATGTTGTCTGATACGCAAGTAAAGGCGCGTATTAGAGCTCCAGATCAGATGTGGTAGGAGATATTTATATGTCTGAAGATAAAGATCACGTTGAAGTCGTCTTAGACGACCCTAAAGAAGACAAGAAAAACGATGATATCGTTGTCGAAGTTGAAAAAGACGAGCCAGAAGCCGTCAAAACAAAAGAAAAAACAGTAAAGGCTGAAAAGTCTGCTGAAATATCGACTGACGAAGGTATCAATGAGCTAAAAAAGAGCCTTGAACGTGAAAAACTTGCGCGTCTTGAGGCTGAAAAGCGTGCCAGGCAGGCATATGAACATGCTCAAAGGGCTACTGAGGGTAAAACAGAGTCTGATTACCAGCTCGTTGTTAATGCCATTGAGACAGTCAAGGAAAGAAATGACACTCTAAAGTCTGCCTATGCTGATGCTATGGGCGCAGGAGATTACGCTAAGGCCGCAGAGATCCAAGAGGCTCTTGCCACGAATGCGACACAGCTTTCTGAGCTAAAGCGCGGCAAAAAGGCCATGAAAGATCAAATGAAGTCTGCCGAAGAGGCTGCTACGCAGCAACCTCAGTTTAAGGGAGACCTTGTTGATCAAATTGCGTCTAATGTTTCTCCTAAATCTGCCTCATGGTTGAGAGACAATAGGGACAATCTTCGTGACGAGAGAACAATTCGTCGCATGTATCGGGCGCATGAAGATGCTGTCGATGACGGTATCGTTCTTGATAGCGACGAGTATTTTTCTTTTATTGAAAATCGTCTCGGTTTTCATAAAAACGACGATGCTGATCCTGTGTCAGAGGCCGCGGCTCCTTCTCCGCGTCGTCAAGTTCCTCCTCCTGCTGCTCCTGTCTCTAGGGGCAATCAAAGACCAAATGTCATTCGTCTTTCGAGGGAGCAGGCCGACACGGCAAAAATGATGGGAATGACTGAGGCTGAATACGCAAAAAACATGATCGCCCTTCGCAATGAAGGCAAGATGGGAAGGCAATAATTATGGAATCTAATATTAGACGTGGACGGCCAAAGGGTCTTTTCCAGAAAAGCAAATCAGAGCCAGTTCTTCAAGACGATGTAACAGATGTCGTTGAAGAGGCGGCTCCAGTTGAGGTTGTTTCTTCACTGAGGCCGCCTATTCGTGACGCAGACCCGCGTGAGAGAGCTCGCCAACGTGCCGCAGAATTGCGTGAGCACCTTGGAGAAGTGGTGGACGGGACTGATGAGTTCTACGTCGACCCAGGTATTATTCCTGAAGGTTGGACGTATATGTGGCGCCGTCACACGGTATATGGCGCTGAAGACCCCGCGTATCAGGTTCAACTTGCGCGTGCTGGTTGGACCGCCGTTCCAACAAGCCGACACCCGGAAATGATGCCGCACGACACAAACAGTGGTATCATCACCCGCAAGGGCAATATTCTGATGGAGTGCCCGACGGAGATTATTGACGAGCGTAAGGCTGCAGAACTTCGTAAGGCAAAAATGCAGGTTCGCGCCAAGGAAGAGCAACTGTCTGGAACGCCAGATGGAACGCTGACGCGAGATCACGCCAAGGTAAGGCCGCAGATTAATAAGTCGTATGAGCCTATGCCTGTGCCGCGGGATTAAAAATACAAACAAAATAGAGGCCCCTAAATGGGGTCTCTTTACGTTTACCATCGTTTTATATATAATAATGTTAAGCCTGAAAAATGGCCTGGGCCTCCTCGGCGTGAGGCGTTAACACTTTCCGGCTTCTATAATCGCCCCGGTGCGCGATGACAGAGCCTCCTGTAAAAGGGAGAAACCGTCATGGCGAATACAAATGCGCCGTTTGGGTTTAGACAATATCAGGGCAACGGCTCTGCTCCGACGTATGAGCAAGTCGCCGTCCTTATTGATTACAATGCTACCAACATCTTCTTTGGCGACCCTGTAACGTGGCAGGCTGACGGCTCTGTTGCACAGGCTGCCGCTACTGGCGCTACCCCAGCCGCTCTCGGCATTGCCGGCATCTTCGTTGGCTGCAAATACCTGTCAGTGTCTCAGAAGCGCACCGTGTGGTCGAACTTCTGGGTCGGCAGCGACGTTGCTTCAACACAGACTGTTGAAGGCTATATCGTCAACGATCCTAATGCTAAGTTTGTTGTTCAGTCAGACGCAACTGGCTTGGCGCTTGCTGACGTAAATTCTACGATCGGTTTTGCCTTTTACAACATTGGCACTGGCGCTGGCACCAACAGCACCGGCAACACAGCTAACGGATTGTCGACCGCGTATCTTGATACGACGACGATTAATACTTCTAGCTACCTTCAGAACAATCCATTCAAGATTGTTTCCATCATCAACAACCCTCCTGGTGCGCAAGGCACACTGTCGAACGGACAGGCTTATGATCAAGCCGTTGTCATGTTCAACAACGTCGTAACGCGCAACTTCCAGGGCGTCTAATAAGGAGTAAGGACCAATGGCTGTTAATCTCTCTGCCATTAAAGACCT